TAGGTGCTTCATTAGGTAGAGTTAATGTAGCTTCTAGTAATGGTGTAAGCGCTATTTCTTATGCTAAAAAAGCATTAGGTGCTACATCAATAGCAACAGATACTGATGGCGATACAGTTACAGATAAGTTTGGTTCTGTATATACATACAACAGAGCTGATGCACCTGATTGTGTTAATGGAAAGATGATACACAAGGCTGGTGTTAGAAAAGATGGCTCTCCATATTGGGCTTGGTGTGATCCAGCAGCAGGACCAAAGCCTGTACGTATGGGTCCTGGCTATGTAAAGGTTGATCCGATTTATCCAGACTCTGTATCAAAATTTAAGAAATAATTTATGCGGGTTCCTTGGGAATTTGAGAACCCGTTATGTGCAGAGGTTGGAATGGAAATATATTTCCCCGATATAGAAGATCCAAGCCATCGGGTTCATACTAGATCTGCAGTAAGCATTTGTAATAGATGTCCCCATTTAGCAGAGTGTGCCGAGTGGGGTATTACCCAAGAATATTTCGGTATCTGGGGTGGATTAAATGTTGATGAAAGAAAACGTATTAGATCTACTAGAGGTATAACTTTAAAGAAGGAAGACGTTGCTTAATTTAAACAGGGCGTGGCGTGGGTCAACCACTAATGCAACACCACTACCTGACGTATGGGAAGCTCTATCTAAGAAACAGATTAAGTTTCGCAGAGGTCAGGTATGTATGATTGCTGCTGCGCCCAATGTTGGTAAGAGTATGTTTGCTCTTATCTATATAATCAAAGCAAAGGTTCCTACTTTATTCTTCTCGGCAGATACAGATACTGCAACGGTAATGATGAGGGCAGCAGCCCACTTATCAGGACACAGCCAGATTATGGTGGAGAATAACTTAAATAGTAACCGTCATTACTACGATAAGCATCTAGGTAATTTAGATAGCATACAGTTTGTCTTTGATTCATCACCATCATTAGATGATATTGAGTTAGAGATAAAAGCCTATGTTGAATTGTTTGGAGTTCCACCAGAGCTGGTTGTAATAGATAACCTAATGAATGTGGCAGCAGAATCTGATAATGAGTGGGCAGGACTTAGATCTATTATGGTGGAGTTCCACGATATGGCTCGTAAGACTGAGGCTTGTGTGATGGTATTGCACCACGTCAGCGAACAGAGTGAGTATGGCAAGACCACTGAACCACCTGCTCGTAGAGCAATCCACGGTAAGGTATCTCAATTACCGGCACTAATACTTACGCTTGGCTTTGATCCTTATAACAAAGTATTAAAAGTAGCAGCAGTTAAGAATAGATTTGGACCGCATACTGCAGATGGCTCTGACCACGTTGGTTTATTTGTTAACTATGAGGTGTGTCAGATCAGTGATTCAGATGCAATGGGTAGAATGTATAGAAGGGATGCTATTTATAGTGACTCCAAAATACAATAAGACTAAAGGCGCAAAATTTGAGACTGATGTAATGAAGTGGTTTAGGAAGATGGGTCTAGTAGCTGAGAGGCTACGTCTATCTGGCAATGAGGATGAGGGTGATTTAGTAGTTATAGTTGCTGGTGAAACTTATATCTTTGAGTTAAAGAATACTAAGAAGTTAAATCTAAAGGAGTTCTGGGATGAAGCGCAAAAAGAAGCTGCTAATTATGCTAAGCATCGTAGCATTAATCAGCCTTTATCTTATGTACTATTCAAAAGAAGAAGCGCAGGAATAGAAAAGGCTTGGGTCATACAGGACCTAACACAATGGTTAAAGGAGAAGCAATGACACCAGTACCAGAGGGTGAGATAACTACAACAGAAATACTACAACCAGTACCAGAGGTGGTAGAAGAAAAAGAGGAGAGTACAGATGCCGGCACAGGATTGGTCAAGGAGTAGAAGATCTAGTAAAGGCAGTTCAGATACTGATGCAAATGCAATACCTATTGGAGTAATTGTTTCTCACTATGGCGGTGAGGTAAGAGAGGGCAGGGCTTGCTCTGTTAGGTGTGTACTCCACGATGACAGTAGAAGAAGTGCGGTAATAAATACCAGAGAGAACTTATACTTCTGTCATACTTGCGGTAAGGGTGGCAACGCAGTAAACATTATTAGTATCAAAGAGAATATGGAGTTTAAAGATGCTCTCATCAGAGCAATTGAAATCCTCGCTAGAAGCGGCAGTCCAGTACAACAAGGATCTAGGCGAGGAAGCAATAGAGTTTCTCGCAGGTCGTGGGATTTCTAAAGAGGTAGCTGACCAGTACTACTTAGGTTATATCAAAGAACCTATTGCAGGTCACGAGTTCTATCAAGGCTGGCTATCCATACCTTATATGACTGTAATGGGACACTGTGTTGGATTTAAGTTTAGAAGATTAGATGAAGGTAAGCCTAAGTATGGTGCGCCAACAGGACAGAAGGGTCATCTATATAATGTTAGCGATATCATTTTAAGTAGTGAATACATAGCAATCTGTGAGGGTGAGTTAGATACCATTATTGCATCTGCAATCTTAGGTATACCAGCAGTTGGAGTTCCTGGTGTACAGGCTTGGAAGTCGCACTTTACTAGGATGTTTACTGGGTATGGCAAGGTTTATATTATTGGTGATAATGATTTAAAAGATGATGGTACAAATCCAGGGGCAGAGTTCTCAAGGATGGTAGCTCAAGAGGTTATCAACTCTACTATCGTGTCGCTACCGGCTGGTATGGACCTCAATGATCTATACTTAGCAAAGGGTATAGAAGAGACAAAACAGACAATAGGTATGCCAAATGTATGAGGAACTCAGAGAAGATGGCACTACTAGAATGGTTGGAACTCTTATGGATTTATATCACAAAGATCGTATGAAGAAACGTAACAGTGTGGATGATGAGTTTACTAGAGATATGTGGAATGTATTAGATGCTGCCGGTAATTTACTTATTGCAAAGCACCACGATTACGGTCCATTAAATATAGCAAGATCTCCTGGTGGTCCTATCAATGGATTAAGAGTTCGTATGTGGGACAAGGTAGCCCGTATTAATAATCTTGTTGATAATAATGTTACACCTAGTAATGAATCACTACGAGATTCTTTTGTAGATCTACTTAACTATTCAGCTATTGCACTTATGGTGCTAGATGGAAAGTGGCCTGAGGTTCCCGCGTTGGATTGTGAATGAGTCCAGAACTACACCCAACTCTATATGAGTTAGTCCCTTCAGTTACTTATATTATTGTTCGTAAGTTTAAGGGATGGGTTGATACTGATGATGTAAGGCAAGAGTGTTATCTCTGGGCTATTGGTCGCGGTCAACATTTTACTGATCTACTTAATGAAGAGAACCCTGATAAGCGTGAGCAGAATGAAAAGCGTATTGCCTATCAGATGCGTAGAGTTGCAGAAAGATATGCTCGTAAAGAGAAGGCTCGTAAGGCTGGATATAAGGTAGGAGATGAGGCGTTCTACGATACCTCAACTATTGCACAGTTAATCCCATTTATTATTGCATCCGTTGTAGAGGGAACTGTACTAGAGCAAGCACAAGAGATGATTAATGATGGCACACCTCGTAAGCAATCAACACCGGCTGAAGGTGGCAACCTATTAGCTATCCTAATTGATTTAAAGAAGGCTTATCTAAAGCTAGGCCAAGAAGATAAGACTATATTACAGATGAGATACTACGATAACTATACACTGCAACAAGTAGCACAATATTTAGAATGTGCTACATCTACTGCTGATCGCAGATCAATCTCAGCCCTACGTAGATTACAAGATAGGCTCGGAGGTGAGACACCTTGGGCATAGAGTTTAAAGAGCCAGAGTTATTTGAGTATCTCAGAGAGAAGTATTACTCCGACCTTGAAAAGAGTGAAGAGTTTGATAACTGGGATTGTATTTCATTAGAGTCTAAGATGTTTATAGAATTAAAATCTCGCAAGACCCACTACCCTGATCTACTTATTGAAGAGAGTAAGTATCAGGGATTACTTATGGCAGCAGGTATTAGATCACTTACACCTTGGTATATAAACTCTACACCGGAAGGTGTGTGGGGATTTAATCTATCTACTATACCTCAACCTAAGTGGCAGGATAAGTGGCTACCCATTACTACTGAGTTTGAGAATAGAACTAAGCGTAAT